GAATTACATGGAAGCAATAATGGATCACTTTAATACCAATTACAATTTTGTAAGCGTTGATTGTGGTTTTTCAGACTCGAAAATTGCAAGGTTCTCGGGGCCGATGAATCCCTCAATAGAAGCGGATTTCATCAGAAAAGTCAGGATTCGCTTCCGAATACCCACCACCCACACAGGCTCATATTTCAAAATCACTTACGACATCGCCGAATTCCCCGAGGACGGAGACCCCTCATTCATCTCCCAAGACAACGTGATCGAATGGACGGGGCCGGGCACGGGGGGGCAAAGTGATCCGTCGTGGCTTGCAGGGGATTGGATTGAGATTGAACCACCCGAAGACCCCGGCGAGCGCCGCATCGTGAACATCCGCTACACCTGCTACGCGGGAACGAAATTCGGAGTAAGGCCGCAAGTCACAGGCGAGTCATTAGAAATCCCACCCCCATGAGCCAGCCACCCAAACCCCTCCCGCGCGTTTCCGCGAAGCATTACGGCAATCAAGCCGCGAAGGTGCGTTTCCGCGTCAAGGGGAATGCGGATGGGCCGATCTACCAAGGACAGACGCAGATCGTCCCGTGTGCCGGTTGCGGAGCACGCCGCCCGCTTGACAAACCTGCGTAATCTGCCTTGCAAACAAAACAAATACGGCGATGATCCCCGAACCACCATGACTACAATGACCCTAGCGCAGATCTTCAACACCCTCGGAACCTACGTGGAGCCGGGAGGTGATTTCATGGCGAGCCTCAACCAAGTTCTTTCCCGACTTTACGGGATGGGAACCTACCGCGACCTCACCGTTCAATACAGCCTGCCTGTTGTGGACGGTGCCGTCACGCTCCCCGACGACGCGGCAGCCGTCCTGCACACGATGGTGGACGGATACCCGTCCCCAGTCCGCAGCCTGTGGCACGATTTCAAGAGCGTCGGAACCAACTCCCCTGACACGGGACCGACGTGGGGGCTGATCGACTCCGGGTTCTGGCCAACTACGCGCCTCATCCCGGAATCCGAAACGGTGGACACGCTATTCATTGTCCCGTCCTTGCGCGGTGTGTCAGCCGTGGGCATTGATCTTGAAGAGGAGATCGTCACGGTGAACGCCAATAACGGCACCAGAAATTATCAAGGCACTCCGGTGGTGGCTGACGAAAAGATCACCTTCCCGGTAGCTGTCACCAGTATCACGTCCATAGCATACACCGCTCTGTTACGACCATACGACATCCGCTACGACGCGGCCGACGCGACCACCTGCATCGCCACGGTGGGTCCGGGTTCCGGTGTCACTCGCTATCGCAGGTTCCGGGTGAACAAAGCCATTGACGGAACCACGATCGTTCATGTCCTATGCAAGCGTGCGTTCATACCATTGCAGGCAGACGAGGATATTGTATACATCACCAACCTAGGTGTGCTCAAGCACGGTCTTCTAGCTAGGATTGCCGAGGACAACGCCGACCTTGAGCGGGCGCAGTTCCATTGGGGGCAGTGCTTCACACTCCTTGAGGAAGAAGCCGCTTCCTCGCGTGGTGCTGCTCTTCCTCGTCCGGGGGTTGACCCCTACGGCACAGGCAACGTCGACAAACTCCGTCAAATGTATTGAACGCCATGGAAAGCAAACTAAAGAGCGCAGGGGTTTCCGGTTACAACAAGCCGAAGCGGACACCGAACCACCCAACCAAGAGCCACGTTGTCGTAGCCAAGGTAGGGAGCGAAACAAAGACCATCCGATTTGGACAGCAAGGGGTTTCCGGGTCCCCGAAAAAAGAGGGGGAGTCCAAGTCCGCCGAGCTACGCCGAGAGTCATTCCGCGCACGTCATGCGAAGAACATTGCCAAGGGCAAGATGAGCGCGGCCTATTGGGCCAACTTGACTAAATGGTGATCATACGAACAACACTGGAAGAGCGGAGTTTCGTTAAGGATACAGTGAAGGAGATGACGGGCGTGAGAGGCCGTGATCTGTATCTGATAGGGGGTGTCGCGACTCAACGGCACATCGGAGGGACGCTAGAAACCCCAAAGACGCCCGCAAAATTCAGCAGGATCTCTGGGGTTTACGGTCTGAGCGTATTTGTTTTTACAGCAAAAACAATAGAGCCGGGAGTGCAGCCGCACTACACCGCTCGTGTCTACACGGACAATCCGGATGACCCAGCGTTGCGCGATGCCGACATTTTCTACTTTGCTCGAAGTGATAGGGATATGGGAGTGGTGACTCTGGTAGGATGGACGACCCCCTCACAATTTTTCAGTGAGGCGGTGTTCAATCCAGTGGGAGCCACCGACCCGCACGGGAGCTACACTTGCCCCCGCGACGAGTTCTCGCTCCCGGTTTCCTTTCTGATCCCGCCCGACTCAGTTGCCGGACGGTAGAGCGGGTCGTTGAGTAAGTCGCCGAGGTCTTCGTTTATCCAAGCCCATACGGCAGCTCGCGCTCTTAGCCGCATCACCTGCTGCCCCCCGAACTCATCGTCGATAATTATGCGGGAAACCGCCGCAAGTTCATCCTCCCGCTTCTTTTGGTATTTATCGCGGAAGCAGGCTAACGCTTCGCGCAACAAAGACAATCGTTCAGTGTCGGTCGCCATATCAGAACTCCTCCCCCTTGTCGATGTCATACTCGTCGGATAGCGAGATTTCCCATACCTTCCCGCCACCTTGCCCTTTGCTGCGGACAGGGCGGATGGTTTTGTTGTGGGCGCTCACCTCCTCCAGCACGGTCATCCCGCGCCGGACAAACTCAAGGTTCGTGGAGTTGCCCACGCTGCGCCCGCCGTTTGCTTCATGCAGCACAACGGTGAAGTCGGTCAAGGTCCCACGCCACTTCTGTTGCCCGGAGTGCTCGCGCACTTTGCGGGCGAAGAACTCCACCATCTCAGCGATAGCCGAACGGCTGGAGTTGTCGTAGGCGGCCGCTTCGATCATCGGGTCGATGTAGGTGGCAACCCCGAATCGGCTGGAGTCCTTCACCCATTCCGGCGGAGTCCATTCAGTGAGCCATTTCAGGAAGTGGGGGAGTTCATCCTTAATGGTTTTTTCAACAAATTCATTAGATCCGAACTTGGGCTTGTGGCGCTCGCTGATCCGCAGGGCGATAATCTTGTCCCGGTTCGATGAATCCAGCGACGGCAACGCGGCGAGCGAGTTGGCGTCGAGGTTCAGGGACATCATCACCCGCCCCGCCCATGGCAGGGGGATTGCGTCGGCATACTTGGCGTGATACTCCAGCCTCGGGTTTGCAACGCACCGCTTAGTCAGCTCGACGAACTTGCGTTGGTCAGCGTAGGTGGCGGCCGCCATCTGGTCGTCGATGACCCATGCGGCGGAACCGCACAGATCCTTGTTGAACGCAGTCTGCCCCGAAAGATAGGCGCTGGCGTCACTGAAACCTCCTACCGCCTCACCCACAATCTTGTTGGTGAGGAGTGTCTTGCCGTGTCCGGTGGGGCCAAGCAGGATGAGGAGCTGACCTTGGTCGAGGCGATGAGCCACAACCGCCTTGTAGAGACGCTGAAACCACGCAAGAAAGTAGTCGAGGGTATCCCGCCCCTGATCGTCGGGGGCAAAAAATGTTTCGAGGAATTTCTTCATCCACGGCCACAGCGCTTCGTCCCCGTCGTTAGCGGCGTGGACGATGGTGGTTCGGCAGTTGTTGAGGATCTTGCGCCCGTTGAACGATACCACGCGCTTGTCAGAGAACACCACGGGGGCTACCTCCTCCACGCGGTTGTCATTGGAGATACACAGAACCGCTTGCTCCACCTCGGAAACCGTTTGGTTTTTCTTGAGCTTTGGACTAAACCCGGCACGTCGAAGTTCTAGGACAAGCTGTTCCTTGGGGATGCCAACGGGAGCCTCGCCAAGCAGCTTGTAGAAACTCTTGCCGTTGAACCAGTATTGGTCGAGCAACACCCCGAGCTTCTTCTCCTCGAACTTGTCAACGAACTGCTTCCCGAAGATTTCCCGCCATGACAGGAAACCCTTTCCGGCGCGATCGGAGTAACAGATCATGCCGTCCTCCCGAACTTGGCAGCCGGGACGGTCGATGCCGTCGGCAATCCAAAACAGAGGACCGCGCGTTCCGGACGTGAACTCACCGCTCCACCTTCCGGGGAACCTTTTCTCCACCTCCACCGCGATCTCGTCGAGTGGGATGCTAGTGTCGTTGGTGTTGACCGGAGTATCATTCGCAGCCTTGAGCAACACGGTGCGGACAGTGTTCATAGGAACCTGATCTCCGATCCGCGTCCAGTCGGTGCCGACCTCGAAGTATTGGCTTACCTTCAGACTGGAGCGGTCGAACCCGCCCATAATCATCGAAGCCTTGAACGCGTCACATAGACGCTTCATGAAGTTCGCGGCGATCTCCGGCGCAAGAGGCAGGCGACCGTCGAACTCCCACACGAGGCGGATGTAGCCCGAGCGGGTTTTACTGCGCCATGTTGGCAACGGAGCACCGTCGGCTCGCACCTTGATGATCTCGTCCACTTTGTCCCATTCGACTAGAACCCCGTCGTAGTCGGCGACGAAGCCGTGGAGGAAGTTGACTGGGTTATCAACCCCCACCCTAGCGTTTGGGTTGTCCCCCTCCGCCATCGAGTAGAAGCAATGGTTGGTTTTATCATCGGCGCACCACTCGCGAAACTCCGCCTTGGATGTGAATGAGGGAACGGGGAAGTTGCAGGTGGACATGTCGTCCACCGCTGTAACCGCCGTGTCCCGGTTGTTCTTGAGGTAGCGGTATTTCATTTGGTGTATGCGTCGAGAATGTGTGCTTCAGCGGAAAGAGGAATGTCAAGAATCCACTCCGGAGGGGTGGACATGATTTCCATGATGTCGGAGTAGGCCTGCTCAGCCTGCTCTTCCGGGACTTCGCACACAAGCTCGTCGTGGACATGAAGAATGATCGGGTACCCTGCCGCGTCAACACGAAGCATCATATCGGAGAAAATATCTCGGGCAAGTCCTTGGCTCAGATTTTCCGCGAGGATACCTCCCCACAGCGACAGGTCTCGGGGAGCCCCGTTGCGGATCATCTTGCAGAGGTATTTGAACCGGATCATGTCTCCGGTTTTCTTGGGGGCTTCCCGCATTCGTCGCAGCATCCCGTAGCGCAGCGTCCGCCCGGAAGGAAGCGAAAGCTCCAGAGGCTGGTTGAGTGCGGTGCACATGGACAGATCCTCGTTGAAGCTCCGCCAGTAGCGGACAACGGAAGACATGCGATCCCGGTAGAGGGTAACAGCGGCTTCGGCTTCCGGCAGGGTCATGCCGCTGAACTCAGCGAAACGAGCCGCTCCGATTCCGTAGCCACACCCCAGCGCCATCGACTTGACCTTGTGCCGGAGCTTTGGGTCAAAAGCCTTGAGTGGACCGTTGGCAGGATCGTGCATCCCGAGCAGGACGCCGAAGGCGTGGTAGATGTCATCCGAGTTGCGGATCAGTTCAAGAGCCTTGGTGTCCTTGGCCAGCCAGCATAGGGTGCGAACCTCGATCTGGGAAAGGTCGGCCACGATCAGCTTGTATCCCGGCTTGGGCTTGATCATGTTCCGGAAACTCACCCCGAACATGTCGCCGCGCGGAAGGTTTTGGAGATTGAGGTTCCCGCCAGAACCGCTGAAACGCGCTGTCGGGTTTGCCCCACAATACATTAAGCCGCCGTAGTAACGCCCATCCGACATGGTTCCCAAGTCGAAGGCTTCCAGTTTCCTGAGGAAAGCGTTGATGCGGCGGAAGTCCTGCACCGCACGCGCCCACGGGCACTGCTCTTGGTTTGTGTCAAACCACTTCTCGGTATCGACGTTGTCCTTCGCCAGTGACGCAGGTGGGACGATACCGTCCTCTCTGCACTTCTGGTTGAACGCCTTGCGTGAAAGCGCGGTGCTTTCCCCGATCCACGGAATCGACTGCTCGGCATTGAAGAGAGCGGTCTTGATGGTGGTGAGGTTGCTTTCGAGGAGTTCTGTGTCGATGGGTAAGCCGCGCCGTCCGATCTCACGGTTCACTCGGCTGATCAAACGCTCGCCAATAGGCCACTGGTCGGCGAGAGCATCCCACAATTTTAAGCAAAGCTCGGCGTCGCCGATGGCGTAGGCGGTGACGGACTCACGGAACTCGTCGGTCATCGAATTCCACTTCTTGCCCTTCATGTTGTCCCGCACGGACTTATCCACCTTGACTCCGAGGACGGCAGCGGACGCGTTCTTGAGGGAGCGAGGTAGCCCGAGGAATGAGCACATGTCAGAAGTGCAATGCCACTCGGCTGGAGACGTTGCAGGAAACCATCCCTTCTCGACCCCAAAGAGGTAGAGGGATTCGTCGAAAGAAGCATTGTGGGAAAGCACCCGCTGCCCGTTAAGCAGTTCCCAGTTAAATCCGGAAGGGTGTCCGGCGTAGGTGAACCCGTCTGATCCCGCGACAGTCACCATGTAGGCGTCAAAGTCGGGGTGGGAGAAGTAGCTGCGCGGGCCGAGGGTAGTGATGGAGCATTCATTGGAGTAGAAACTCTCAAAGTCTAAAGCGTAGGTATTCATGGTATTCGATTTGTAAGTTATTTGGTTAAGGACGCAACGGCGTCCGGCGTTTGTTGTGGTTAATATGTGGGCATGAAAAAGCCGCGCGGAGGGAGTTACCCCGCCGCGCGGCCTAGGGTGTTCACTGACTGAACTTGATGGGCTCTTCCACATCGAGAATTGGAGGAGCGTTTAGTGAAGCCTCGATGGCGGAGAGGACGACCTCAAGCCTGCGGCGTTGCATAACGGCGGTAGCAATCTGACCGTTGAGGTCTTCGATCACTTTCATGATTGAGTTCGCCTCAGCCACGAGAAGGTCGTCACGGCAGACCAGATTGTCCGGGATAGCAGGTTCTTGGTCCATATCAGTTACCTCCTTGGGTTAGGCGTTCAGCGAACTCCAAGGCTTCCGCCGATGGGGATTCCTTGGTGATGCTCAGGGTGGGCACATACCAAGAGTATTTACCCTTGGACATGAGCTCCGAACCGAACGACCACAAGCGAGTCATCACGGAGATGGTCGGATTGAACGTCTGGAACGTGAACAGCCTTTTGTAGGTGAGGCGGTAGGCGTCCTTCTGGACGGTGATCCGCGCCATCTGGTGGTTGACCCCGCCGATCTCGTAAGGGAACGCCTCGTCGTTGTTACCCACCTGAGGGATGAGCAGCACGATCTCGGCGTATTCGATGACTGGGTAGTCGGACTCGGACACGAGTTTATCCCTCTCCGCTTCGGAGAATGCTTGCTTAGGCATGTATTCGTCGCCGAACGGGACGTCCTCTTTCCACATCTTCGTCGCACCGATGACGATCACGGGGATCTTCTCTTCGGCGGCGGTAAGGACGTGCTCCTTGTCAAGAACGACTGAACCGAGTGGCCCCTCGATCTCCGACATCTTTTGGATGACGTTGAGGCGTGGGATGTCGATGTCGTCCGCCTTGAAGGAGAGCGAATGGTTTCTCTGCGTGGTGATAGCCGTAGCGGCCGGGGCTTGCACTGGCAAGACTTCGGCGGCGGGCACTTCTGCTGTTTCTGCTTTAGGCATAGTTTTCTGTTTTCGATTTGTGTCCGGTAGAGGATTCCTGAGGGGCCGGACAGCTCCCTTATTCCTATTGTTGGGAAAGTGTGTAGCGGGTAGGACCCTTCTCGATGATGCCTAGGTCGATGGCTTCGGCTAGGAAAGCATCCGCCTCCTGACCCTTCTTGCCGCGCGGAGCGTTGGCGCGGATCACATCGCACAGCTTGTTGGCCGAGACGTCGGATGCCTCGATGAACTCCTCGTCGGAGACACCTTTGCTGAGTGCAAGGTTGCGGAGATTGATCTTGTCCTTGGTGATGGTAAGCGCACCCATGGACTTGCGTCTCAGAGTCTCGAACTCCACGCCGTCGTTGGACATACACATCGCCTTGTGCTTGATGCCGCTTGCCCACGCCTCGACGATCTTGGCGACGACGAACAGACGTTCCATCGTAGCAGGGTCGCTGATGTCGGAGGAAGCAATGGAGCCATGAGGGAGAAGATCAGGACGGTAGCGTTTGGCAACCTCGATGCACATGGCCCCGAGCGCAGGACACTCGTCCTCGTGGCGGCAGAAGCGGCAGTTCACCGACGGAGTCATGTCATCAAGATCAGGCCACGATTTCTCCCACATAGGGCGGACGACTTCGGCGCGGCGAATCACCGCTTCGATTTCCTCCTTGAGTCGCGGGACGTCGGAGCGATGAAAAGTGCCATAGAGAACTTCGTCACGCTTTGGGACGAGGAAAGCAAAGTGGATGGTCTCAAGTTCGTCGTCCATCTGGAACCCGGCGAGGACGTAGGCCTTGGCCTGCCAGTTCGTCGCCGGAGGGTCAATCTTGCTGATGCCTGTCTTGTAGTCAATCTGGAGTCCGATGTTGCCTTTCTTGGAAACGATGTCTGAAGTCCCGAAGGTTGGGGTCTTCACGTCAAGAGTGAGGATGAGGCGTTTCTCACACTCGATGGTCACGCCTTCACGGCCACCGAACACGTTGTCAAATACTTCATCCTCCTCACGAACGAGGCGCTCATAGATCTCAACCTCCTCCTCACTCTGGAGTGCAGACGGGTCACGAACCTCAAGAGCTTCATGGATGCGGGTTCCCATTTCAGAGGCAGCGGATGTGCCGTCCTTGCCATGATAGCCGGGGCAGATCGCCACGTATTTCAGGCTGGATGGTCCGAACTCGGCATGAGCGCGTTCGGAATGGTTTACGGTTTCAGGATTCATGTTTCGTATCTGGTGTGGTTATTTTGATGGTTTGGCGGAGCTGTTCGGGGGTCAGGCCGCGATGAGCCAACAATTCGTCTTTGGTTGGGAACACCTCATCGAGGCGATCGCTGAACCGATACTCAAACCCCGCGTCGGTGAGCCTGTGTTCCATGAAAATAGTAGCGAATTCAGAGTTCATTTGTATGCTTTGGATTAGGTTGATCTTTTTACGCAGATCTGTGTAGGCCGATACCACGTCTCCGTGGTTAATTCCGTTCGTCGGGAAGCACCCTTCAGCCAGAACACGCAGAGAAGCTCAATCTCTCTTAGACCATTGGGGCCGTAAGGTCCGACGCGGGACTCGGTGGCTATCAGAAATTTCTCCGCGTGGTCGAGGTTATCAATGTCGAGGTTTTCGATCAGGTCTCCGGCTTCTACGTTCATAGTAATTTAGACTAAGGTGTTCGCCTTAATCATTTCTAAATGCGTCCCAACGCTCTCCGTCATCTAGGTAGTCGTCCATTTGACAGGCCGCCAAGAAATCTCGTTCAATCGACAGGACATTTTCTCGGTCAAGCCAAAGAATGTATGCGTTATCATCCTCTGCTATCTGCTCAAGACTCTTTCCCTTGTGTTTGCCAAACTCGACAACAAACTCGGGCGAACAAGGCGTTGAAATCAATTTCGTTTCACTCATGATTTAACTTGGTCGTTCGGCTCACAATCAATCGTGACTCCACCGTG